AATGTGACAGGTGCTAGATGCCCAGACGAAAGTCACGACGCTCCATCGCTGGCGTCGGCGCGCTCACGTAGACTCGACATCTCTCGGCCGGAGGAAGGAATCACCGGCTATGGGGAACCCTGGGGCGACGCTCTCCGCGTACCGGGACATGCAGTCGCAGGCGCGATCGATCCTTGAGGCCGCGAAGAATGGGCCTCTGCAGTCGCTCTCCGATCGCGAGCTCGCGCTCCGTGACCACCCGCTCACGATCTATCCTCACGCGCTCCAACGCAAGGTGCTCGCGTGGGTGCGGTTCGGGCCCGAGGCGGTGCGCGTCGATGCAAAGATCGTGCGCTCCACTCCCCTCGCCGCTGGCATCGAGTTCCGGGCAGAGGACCAGAAGTTCCGCTGCTGGGTATGGGGCAACGCTGTGGAGTTGGTCGCGACCGATTCATAACGTTCCTCCACTGAATGTCCAAACTGCCGATAGCATTCGGATCATTCGGCCTGTGAGTCTTCTGGGGGGCCGATCACACAGCCGAGAGGAACCCTCATGTCAGACCCGACCCCCGCCGCCGGTTGGTACCCGGCACCGCATGCCAACAACGAACAGCGGTACTGGGACGGCACCCAATGGCTTGAGCCACAACCCACTCCCACGATCGATGCCTCGACGAGCGCAGGCGTCTCGTCGGACGCGACGACGCCTGCCGAGGCCGAATACCCCGCCAAGGCGAAGATGCCCGCGAAGAAAAAGTGGATCATCGGTGGATCTATCGCCGCCGGCGTGATCCTCATCGGCAGCATCGGCAGCGCCCTCGGGCTCGGCAACAAGGACGACGCGCCCACGGCGGACACCAAGCCGACGACCGCGGCCGAACCTGTCGAAGAAGAGGCGTCACCGAGCATCGTCGTTCCCGATGTGGTTGGCATCCCCGTATCCGACGCAATCGTCGTACTCACCGAGGCTGGACTCACCCCGCCTGCGCTGACCACCTTCGAAGATCCGACTGCACTCGTCGTTTCCACGAGTCGCACTGCCGGGTCCGCCGCCACAGATGGCGCAGCGATCTCGATCGTCGTGGAAGAGAAACCGAAGCTCACCCTCGCCCAGCAGAACGCAATCGGCAAAGCGCAGAGCTACCTGAGTTTCTCCGGCTTCTCCCGCTCGGGCCTGATCCAGCAGCTCGAATTTGAGGGCTTCAGCACGGAAGACGCGACGTTCGGCGCCGACAACGCCGGAGCCGACTGGAACGCCGAGTGCGCGCAGAAGGCCCAGTCCTACATGGACATGTCGTCATTCTCCCGGCAGAGCCTCTATGACCAGCTCGCGTTCGAAGGGTTCCAGCCCACCGAGATTGAGTTCGGTCTCGCTGCTGTCGGGTACTGACACCCGTCGAACGACAGAAGAAACCCCCACCCGGCCGAAGCCGGGTGGGGGTTTCTGTTCGCGCGTCTCAGCGGTGGTCTCGGCGCAGCGTCTCGCCAGGCTCGAAGCGCTTCTCGACGGCAGCGGCCGTGCTCTTGGCGATGAGCGCGTAAGACGCCTGGACGACGACGATCGCGAGCAGCACGAGGACGGGCCACTCCGGGATCACATCTCCGGTGTAGGCGAAGTAGAACACGAGCACAGCGCCAGCGAGAGCGATCGCCACGAGGACCGCGACTGCCTTCCGCTGCCACGGCGTGCGCACGAACGGGAGGGCTCCGTTGAGAGCGGCGATCGCATACGGCGCGATCAGGCCGAGCAGCCCGAGCACACCCGCGGGGATGGTGGGCAGGGTGATGTCCATCAGTTCTCCTTGTTGTTGATCGCATCGGTCAGTCGGCCGATGTCTTTGCGGAGGCCACGCACATCGGAGCGGACCTCCCCGGTCTCGAGGCGTCCTGCTTGCACGTCCTCTCGCAGTTGGACTGTGTCGTCGGAGGCCTTGCGCGCGGCACGCACGGCGTGACTAGCGGTCTCTTCGACGCCGCGGATCCGGGCGTCGAGTTTGTCGATGTCATCACGCAGGTTCGTGCCGTGCGAGTTCTTGACTTGGTGACGGATGTCACCGGCGCGCTGAAGGACGAGTCCGAGGATTGTCGCTGCGGCACCGAGCAGCGCGACGAGCACCTTCGCGGTTGGCTCGTCGAGGAGCGCTTCGCCGGTATCGTCGCGCAGCCCGGAGGACCAGATCAGGGCGGCGCCCGTCGCGACAACCCCGACTGCGACGATCACCCACGACGGCACCGTCCGATGCATGTGGCGCTCCGGCAGGTTCTCCTCCGCCATCAGCTCATCAGCCGGCGCGCGGCGTCGTCGTTCACGGCCTTCGCGATCGCCGCATAGTCCAGCTTCACCATCGGCGTGCCGATCTGCTTTGCCACCGCATCCGCGATCACCTCCACCTGCGCTTCGGATACCCCGATCCGCTTGCGGATGTCAGCGAGCACCTCCGGGATACCGTTGACCTGCGCCATGATCGCTTTGAGAGCGTCCGGCAGTCCGTTCACCTGCGCTTCGATGTCGCGAGTATTGCCCATGATCGTGTCGTCCCACTGGCCTGGCTGCAGCCCACCAGCACCGAGCGCCTGCAAGACGGCATCGAGCTTCTTCTCCTGTTCGGCGTTCATGATGTCCTCCGGTCTGGTTGTGTTGCCGCCTCCGGCAGCAGATGCGATCGCTCCGAGTGGTCCCCAGAACGTCCAGTGCCACCACTCGCGAAAGCCCATGCCTTCGCAGGTGATGTTGTGTCGTTTCGCGAGCACCTGGGCTCGGCGGTGCGCGGGGGTGTCGGAGTTGTACGGGTATCCGAGATCGTTCGCACGCCTCTTGCCGTGGTTCCCGGTCCCGGGAGGGGCCACGGTGCCGAGCGGGGAGAACCGCACGTACCGGACTCCCCGCCACCACCTGACGTCGTTAAAGGAGCCGACGCCTGACGCCTGCGGACGGAACCGCGCCAAGAAGACATCGATCTCGTCTTGCTCCTCGCGGTCGCCGTCGTTGACGACCATTGCGGGGAGACCTTCGCGTTCGAGGTCTGCGGAGAGTCCAGCGAATGCAGAACGGGTTCCCACAGCGCGGTTGTACGCATCGCCCGCATATCGGATAGGCATCAGGCGCTCCGCACAATGTCCGCGAAACAGTCCGCAGCACTCAGCGAAAGCCCCGCCGCCTCGCCCAGCGAGAACACCTCGATGTAGTCGCCCGCGTTCATCTGGAATGTCTTCGTTATCGTCGGGAAAGACCCCGCCCCGCCACCAACGATCGGCGGCACGATCTGCCGAGCGGCAGGATCAACCACGCCGTTTTTCCCCAACTGCACGCCCGTCGCGTAGACCGTCGACAGTCCGCGAATCTTCGCCGTGACCGTGAACTGCCCCGCGGCCGGCGCGACCAGGCGTGAGGTGTTCGACACCGTGCTGTGAAAGCCGTCGGTGTCAACGTCCTCGAGGTTCCACGTCAGCGGCGTCGGGACGTACGCGCCGCCCGTTGCCTGAGGCGTGCTCGTCTTGACGCTGCACGATGCGCCCTGGCTGATCCATACTCCGCCGACCCGGTCCATCATCCGCTTCGTGTCGAGGCGGTACGCAACGGATCCATCCGGCGCGGCCCAGGTGTCGAGCGCGTTCCGCAGCCACACCACGCCGCCCGCCGCAGCCGTGAAGGTGTGCGTCTGAGTGATAACGGCCGTCGCGGTCGTGGTCGTGGTCGACAGGATCTCCGCCGTCGCGAGTTCGAGCGCACCAACTGGGATCGCAGGCTTCGACGGGGTCAGTGCCGCCCCGCCCTGGGTGACACCGAAGATGACGTCGTTGTTCGCGTCCGCGTGCTGCACGAACTGAGCGCGTACCCAGATCACATCGATTCGTGAGTTCGACGAGGGGGCGGCTGTCGTCGGAACAATGGTCACCGCATCATTCGAGATCAGCTCGACACCGGTGTTGATGCGCGACGTTGCGGCCAGGAATGGGGCAACGTCGTATCCCATCGACGCGCGGCCGCTCACGATGGGATTCGCATTCGAGGGGAAGATCCCCGCGCGTGGGGTTCCGTCCGCGTTGCGCACGATCAGCCCTGCGGTGACGCGGCGTGTGTCAGTGATGGACAGCCCCGACGGGTGCTGCGTCGGGAAGGATCGGTTCAGAGCCACGATTGGCCTCCTCAGGCGATGGTGAAGCTGCCGATCACGGCGAGCTGTGCGAAGTTCTGCGAGTGGGAGGGGAAGGCCGCGGGGTTCAGCGGTTGCAGCTGGAAGGCGACGCTTATCGAGGTCTTTCCGGTGACGTCGACCACGGCCGCACTGGTCGCGGTGATGACGTTGTTGACGAGCGTCGCGCCGGCGTCCTTCGCGGCGGGGAACTGGCGTGACGCGACACCGTCGATCAGCACTCGGCCGTAACTAGTCGTGAGTCCGCCGCTCGTCTGGTCGAGCACCGCGGCGGTGCCGATCGCGAGCACCTGCAACCGGGTGCGATCCTCGGGAACGAGCAAGGTCACGACCGCGTAGCTGTTCCACCCGGTCGCGAGGCCGATCGGCGACGCCTGCCCGACTTGGAAGTCCTGGAACGGTAGCCGCTTGACTGCCTGCGCGCGCTGCGTCCCGGTCGAGGTCTTGAGATCAGCAACCTCGCGGCGGAGCTTTCGAAACTCCTCGAGGATCGCACCGATGTCTCCACCGGGGGCGGGAGTGGGGTCGGCCATGTGCGCCGCTCCTCTCAGTCGTCGTAGACCTCGCCACAGGTGATCGTCACCCAGTCAGAGATCGCCCCAGACAGCCCCGCGATCCGCCGCGTGTAGGTGCCCGGTGGCACGTACCCGCCGGTGACCGGCGTGTCCTCGGTGACGATCACGTTCACCAGCGAGCCCGGCCCATACTCGTACGGGAACGGCGTCTGATCTGCGCGCACGTTGAACGACCAGAACTCCCACGGTTTCCGCGCCGTGCGCATCGTCTCCACGTTCCAGGCGTCGAGCGTCGCCGGATCAACGATGCTCGACGACGCATCAGTTTCGATCTCGAGGAGAGGGAAGCCGTTATCGATGAGCGTTGGGTCGTAGAGCGATCGGACGATTGTGGTGTCGTCAGATCGGCCGCCTTCGGACCAGGCGAGCGACGCCATTCGGGACGGGTCGCGCTGGACGGTCAGTCCGGAACCGCCAGCGCCGACTTCCCAGTCGAAGATGTCGGGGCCCTGGAGTCGGGGCTGCTCCTCGGTGCCGGTCTCGAACACCCATCGGAACCGGTCAGGGCCATCCCATTCGAGGCGGAGTCGAATGTCGGGCCCGTGCTGCAGCGCGGACAGGTCCGACCACGCGTCGTCGACCTTCTTGCGTTCGATCGCGTCATAGGACTTGGTGCGTGTGCCCGCTCGGTCTGCAGGCCACACGATCGGCAGGTCGCCGGCTCCGGGCCAGGCGCACGCCTGCTGACCGATCCGCTTCGCGATCGTGCCGTAATCCAGACCGCTCCACGATGAGTCGAGCGATGTGTCCGGCACACCGGTCGGCAGCGTCAGCGACTGCGTGAGCGCTGCCGGCGGCAGGATGGACCGGCGGGTGAAGAGGATGCGGCCGCCGCGTGCAGTCATCTTGAGAGAACCGCTCGCATCGGCGAAGTCGTGGGGCAGGATCGGGCCGCCCTCGAGCCGCCCATTCACGTCGACGGCGATTGAGTGCTTCCACGGCGTGCCTAGGTTGCGCCAGTCGCGGGAGCCCTCGGCATCCGACTTCAGGTTGAACGTGATGTCGATGGTCTCGGCCTGGTTCGCATTCTCGGACCACTGCAGATCCGACGGCTCGACTTGCTGCAGCAACGCGCCCCCACGGGTCTCGAAGACATAGGCGTTCACCACCATGCTGAAAGCACCCGCCCTCCGAGCTTTGGAGCCCCCTCCGGGGCCGTGACGTCGAACTGATACGACCGGGACTCCCCGGGCGGGATGAGCGCCCACTCGCGCCAGCGCAGCCACCGAGACACGTCCGACTGGCCGTCGATCGTCGCGCGGTGCAGCGAGGTGTCGATATCGACGTAGGACCCATCCGGGACCAGACGGTCGAGGCCGATGCGCGCGCCCGTCTCCACGGTCGTGATGAGAGCCGAAGTGAATCCGCCGAGTAGCCGAAACATCGGGGCCGATGGCGCCTTCCCCGAATTCGTAAGCGTGATGCGACCGGACACACCACCGGCGGGCCAGATGAGCGGCCATACCGCCGGCCACACGAGCCCCAGTCCGGCCGACGGAGGCTCCGTGAAGACCCACGGGACATCGGCGGCAACCTGATACCGACGAGGGTCGGCAGCGATCATGTCGATCGCGGCCTTCCCCGTCGACCGGCCATGGTGATCCGATGCGCTCGAGACCTGCACCTTCACGCGGCGGGCGGACCGTGCCGCCGACGTTGTGACGATTGCCTCGACCGGACCCTCAGCGCCGACCGCAGCGAGAGTGTCGTACGCCTCTTCTACCTCCGCCGCAGATCCACCCAGGAAGGCCGCGTTGAAGCTGATCGCCCGGGAGGTGCGCAGCGCCTTCGACGACTCGAATGCGCCGTGCCCCTGCGGGCGCTCCTCCTCTTCCTCCTTGTTGTCGGTCTGGCCGAACCAGTCGATCAGGTCGGAGAACACCCACCCCGCCGCGCCCGTCTCGGCGAACGTGATCGGCCCGAGCTGAATGGTCGTCATGATGCCGCAAGCCCCCTCTGCGCTTCACGCCCCAGCTGCCGGATCGCGAGACGCGGATCGTTGGTCTTGAGCGTGATGTGCTGCGTGACCCCTGCCGGCTGGTTGCCGGAGATACCCTCTTCGAGCGCCTGATTCATCAGCCCCGTGTCGACCACGGATTCCGGTCGGCCGGCTTCGGCGAGCACCGCGAGTGTGCCACCCGAGCGCGGGAGGATCGTCGCTCCGTCGGCGAGACGAGGGATCTTCCCGATCGAGAAGTCAATCGTTCCTCCGGTCACGTCGGAGACGAAGTTCCCGACCTCGTTGAGACCGCCGATGAACCCGTTGATCCCGTCGATGATGAAGTTGATGAACCCCTTGAATGTGTTCCGGATACCGGCCCAGATGCCCTCGAAGAAGCTCCCGAGGCCGCTGAAGACATCGGTAAAGATCCGGCCGACTTCCTTCACGACCGGGATCACAAACCCGTTGAACAGCGGGACGATGATCGTGTTCACGAGCCAGGTGATGACGCCCGCAAGGGCCGTGATGACCGTTGCGATCAGGTTGAACACTGGGACGAGGATCATGCCGACGATCTCGGCGACCGAGGTCAGGATCGGTGCGAGCGCCTCCACTAGTGCACCGATGAGCGGAGCGAACGCGGCGAGTAGTGCGACGACCACGGGGATGAGCGCCTCGATGATCGGGAACAGAGCCGATACGAGTGTCGTCACCACGGGGATGAGCGCCTCGAACAATGTGCCGAGGATCCCCCCGAGGGTGGTCATCAGGGACACGATCGGCGGGAGCGCGGCTCCGAGAGCCTGCCCGATGACAGACGCGAGCTGACCGAACAGTGATGCGAGCATCGGCAATACCGGCTCGAGCGCCTTGAAGATCAACATCACCGGAGAGACCGACATCCACAAGTCCAGCAGCACAGGTAGGAGCGGACTGATCGCCTGCCAGATCTGCGCGAAAGCCGGCGCGAGTGCCTCCCAGATGACCGACGCGACCTCGCCGAAGGTGGCGATGATCGGGCCAAACACAGCCCCGAGATCGGGCACGTCATCGAACAGACCGTTGACGAACTTCATCGCGGACCCGAGCCCGTTGAAGATCGCCGTACCGACCGGTTCGAGCGCCGTGAGCGCCCGGTTCTTGAAGACCATCCACTGCTCAGAGAAGTCGGCGGTCTCGTCGGCGACACCGAGGATGGTGTCGCCGGTCGCACCGACCGATGCCTGCAGGTCGTCGAGGTTCACGACGCCGGACTGCAGCGCGCCGACGAACTGTGCGGCGCCGCGCGTGCCGAAGATCTGCGATGCGAGATCGAGCGCTGCGGCCGTCTCCCCCTTGTCGACGAACGACTGCATCTCGCCGGTGACGCGCTGGAACGCGGCCTGCGGTTCCTCGCCGTCCTTCGCCAGCGTGACGAGACCCTTCGACAGGGACGCCATTACCTGCTGCGAGTTCAGGCCCGCCTTGTCGAGCGAACCGAGCAAGGAGACCGAGTCTTCGAACGAGAAGCCGAGGTTCTGCAGCGCGGGCGCCGCGGACTGCGCGCCGGACGCGAGCTGGTTGATGCCGACGCCTGTCGCCTGCGACACCTGGAACAGGGTGTCCATCGCGGACGAGACACCCTCGCCCTCGATCTTGAACGCGTTGAACGCCGCCGACGTCGCGTTGATGTCGACGTCTTCACCGAGGATGCGACCAGCCTCGAGGTACTGCGCCGAGACGGTGGTGAGAGTCTCGCCACTCAGGCCGAGACGGGTGTTCAGGTCGGCGACGGTCGACCCGATCTTGTCGAACGAGGCGGGCACGTTTGCGCCGACGTTCTTCGCCACCTGGACGAGACCGTCGAGCGCTTCGCCCTGCGCGCCGGTGCCGACACGGATGGTGTCGGTCACATCGTCGAAGATGGAACCGACCTCGTAGAGACCCTTGAAGGTACCGACGATCGCGGCGCCCACTGCGGCGACACCGATCGCGCCCTTCGCCTTTGCGGCCCACTCGGAGCCCGCACGCTTCCCGGACTCCCCCGCTGCGTTCTCGCCAGGCAGTAGCGCCTTCGTGACGTTCTCGGTAGCGCCCTCCATGGTGGGCACCATGCGGAGCCAGACGGTAGCGAGTTCGACCCCCTCAGCAGAGCCCATGGTGAACCTCCTCGGGTCAGCGCTTTCCGGCGGACTCCCACCAGTCGTCGAACTGGGAGATCGGGATCGGGTCGCGCCCGAACTTCTGCTGTTTGCGCTTCTCCCACCACCGCGCGAGACGCTTCGGGCGAGCGCCCTTGCCGCGACGCAGCAGGAAGTTCGTCGCCTGCACCTGGTCGACGAGCACGGCAAGCACCTGCTCGATCCACGACGGGACTTCGTGCCCGTGGACGGCGGCCCCCAGGGCGTTACCCGGGAGCTTCTGCCACCGCCGCACGAGCACGAACAGGTCGCGCCACGTGAAGGCATCGGAGCCGATGTCGCGCCACCGGAGGCCGGCGGCGATCAGCTCGAACTCGATGGCCTCCTGGTGCTCTTCTACGAGTTCGAGGAGGCCGAGGATTCCCCCAGCGTCACGCTCGATCCCGTGCGCCACGCGTTCGAGAAGTCCTCCAGCTCGGAGCGCTTCAGGGTGTCGAAGGCGACGAGCTGCCCCTCGTCGAGGTAGTGCTCGATGAGAGTGAAGATCTGGTCGATCTGCGACAGTCGGCGGATCTTGCGGATGACGCCGACTTCGATGTCCTCGAACTTCGGAAGGACGATCTCGGTGTCGCCGACGACGTAGTGGAACTTCTCCAACATGGGAACCTGCTTCCTGGGAACCGATGGAATGGTGCGTCGCGACCGGACGGGTTCCCGGCGCCCGGCCGCGACGGTCTGACAGATCAGGCCGAGACGACGCCGTCGTCCAGGAAGATGTAGACGTTCTTTCCGGCAGCGTCCGGGTACGTCGTGAGCGTCACCGGGAGGGTGATCGCGGCGGAGGCGAGCAGCGAGATCTCGCCGCGCTCGGTGACCTGCCCGTGGGGCACGAAGATCAGTGCACGGCGGTCGCCGTCCTTGACCTTGATGTACCAGGCCTTGATCGGGCGCGCCTCGCCGGCGATGGCCGCACGGGTGAGTGTGCCCTTCGACGCGGTCGCCGCGGTGACCTCGACGTTGTCGTCGCCCATGTAGTTCTTGAGCGCTTCCTCAGACAGCTCGAGGTGCGCCCATGCGAGCGTCGCGTCGAACTCGGTGAGGATCTTGCGGATCGTCTTCAGCGACCAGTCCTTGATCGACTCGGTCGACTCGGTCGGCGTGATGGTCACGCCGTCCTCACCGACATAGCCGGAGTCCTTCAGGCCGGTGAAGACGAAGTCGTCGATCGTCTCGGGGATGACGTCCGTTTCCGGACCGGTGAGGATCGCGCCGGTCGTCGCCTGATCGGGCGCACCGACGAACACCTTCTTGCTGTTCACTGACATCGCAGTTGCCCCTTTCAGGCATGGATGAGCACTGCTCCGGTCGGAGCGGTGCGCGAGTGGGAACTCAGGCCGTGACCCTGCGCAGGTCGACGGAGATCAGAGCGGTGAACCGAAAGTGATCGGGCACCAGCGGGTTCGGCAAGCTCTGCGGAAGAGACGCCGTCCGGGATCGGTAGACGGTCGCGCCGCCGAGCGACCCTGCCCGTGCGGCAGCCTCGACGATCGCCAGCATGAGCGCGCACAGGTCACGCGCCTCCTGCTCCTTCACTGAGTAGCCTTCGAGGCTGAGCGTCGGCGAGTCCGTGACGAGGTCACGTGTCGTCCCGCCTGTAGCGATGAGCCGGCCGAAGACGTCCGGTTTGGGGTTCGTGGTGGGGATCTTCGTTCCGAGCCGCCGGTTCGCGGTCGTGACCGCGGGGAAGCCATGGATCGGAAGCCTGGTGGAGAGCTCCGCGAGCGCACGCACCTCGATGTCCTCGGGGAGCAGAAGTTCCACGGTCACCTCCCGGCGTCGATGACGCGTGTCAGCGCGCGATCCTCAGCTTCCGCGAGCTTCGCGTCCGTCGTGGTCGCGGTCACGAACACGACCACGCGGTCACGGTTCTTCGATGTCGTCACCTCGAAGCCATCGCCGGCGGCGGCCGCGATGCGCTCACCGCGAGGGGTGAGGTTGTCGGCGACCTCCTGGGAGGCGAGGAGTTTCCGGATCGCGTCGCGGTTGACCTTGATGCGCATGCCCTTGACGGCCATCAGCCCTCCCAAGCGACGAGCGACAAGATCGTGTGGGAGGTACACGGCGACGGACCGGGTTGTCGCACCACGGCGCCGTCGATCTTGCACCGCTCACCGAACACGGTGATGCGGTCGTGGCGTTCGACGTCGGCGTCGAACGGACCGCGAGCGGTCCACCGGCTCGCGGCTCCGTCACGGTTCTGCAGATCGGCGACCGTGTTGCCAGCGTCGAGCGCCCATCCAGGCAGGTCGACGGGTGTTGCATCGGTGAAATCTGCCTCGACGCCGCCGCGGCCGTTGTCGACCATCTGCGGTCGTTCGCGCACGATGGCATGCCGGGCGACGATCCCGCCGATCACGGCAGCCACCCGATCTTGTAGGCGGCAAGCCGGTCGTGGTCGGAGGCCTGAAGTGCGCCGGAGCTGCGGGCGTAGGTGACGGAGACGCCGCCTGCCTGCTCCCGCGTGATGCCCGTCGGCGAGCCGAGTGCGCCGGCGGCGAGTTCGAGCGTCAGCGTCACGAGATCCGCCGGAACATCGGCGAAACCGGCGGTGAAGGTCACGGACCGGCGACGACCGCAGAGGTTCGTCCAGCCGGTCATCTTGTCGAACTCGATCGAGTCCGCGACGAGCACGGTGCCATCGATCGTCGCGGCGGTCACGGATGCGATCGCCATCGCGGGCAGCCAGACGTGTTCGGCGTACGGGCCGACGCGCTCGAAGGTGAGCGTCTCAACCTTCGCGATGTGCCAGCCGCACGCGTTCCGGATGGTCTCGGTTGCGGCCTTGAGCTCTTTCTCGAGGAAGGGGTGGTTGACGGGGATCGCGCCTTGCGACCGGTCAGCCATTTCCTGCGCTGTCGCGAACGACTCGGTCTGAAGCGCCATCCCCGCCACCCCCTGCTACTCGCTTGCGTCCGGGTCGGACGCGTCCTCGACGCCGCCAGCGGGCGGCGTCACGGGTGCCACCTCGGCGGCCTTGTCAGCCGCGGGCTTCGCAACCTTGTTGCGCGGCGTGCGCGCCTTGCGCGGAGTGCTCGCCTTCGCCGCCGCCTTCTTGGGTGCGCCCTTCGACTCGGTCGCCTTCGACTTCTGGTCGAACACGCCCAGTCGCTTCGCGTCCTCGTCGGACAGCATCAGCGTGGTCTTGTGCGGGTGTCGTCCTTCGGTGACGACTTCGTATGCCTGCAGTCCCATGTCTCCTCCTGAGGATCGGGTCACGTTCGAGTCGATGGGGATCACCGTGGTCTGAGGCCCACACGCGCGATGCGGTGCGCCGCAGACTTTGCATTTCGCCACGGTGATCCCCTTTCGACTACGCGGTCAGGTCGACCGAGACGAACGCCTTCGGACGGGTGACGCCGAACGCGACGCGCTCCTCGCCGAGGATGGCGACGAGGTTGCGGATGAAGAAGTCCGCGTGCGAGTCGGTGGCGGTGATGGACGCCTGCTCACGGTCCCAGAGGACCGCCTTGGTGTAGTCGCCCACGAGTCCGGTGCCGGCGGCGATGGCCTCGGACTCGACGATCGGCAGGCCCCAGACCGTGCGGACACCCGCCGCAGCGAACGGGCCGGGTCCGAAGAACTGGCCGTCCCCGTCGATGGGGCGCAGCAGGTCGAGCCGCTCGGCGTCCTCCGGGTTCAGCACGATGCCGTTCGCGGCGACGCGGCCCACGGTGCGGGTCTTCGTCTTCGCCTTGCGAATCGTGGTGAGGAGGTCGTCCGTCCACGCCTGGGTCTGGATGCCGGAGGTCTGCAGGATGCCGGTCAGGTTCTCACCCGAGCCGGATCCGTTGAGGATCTGGTCCTCTTCCTCCTCCGCCAGGTCGGCGCGGAGCTCGTCGTCGATCAGGCCACGCAGCTGCGAGGCGTCGGCGAGGCCGCGCTTCGTGGCCGGCACCCACTCGGCGATCGTCTTGACTGTCGCGGTGACCTTCTCGAAGGCCATCGAGCCCTCGGGCTTGTACCCTCCGCCGGCGTTCAGGACGAGCGCGCCAGCCGTGCCGGGCGCTGTGGGTGCAGCGGCCGACGTCGCCTCGGGCACCGGCGCGGCGCTCGAGAGCTGCGTGGTCTGACGCACGTACTCCACGGTGTCCGACTCGGTCTGACGGACTGAGATCAGATCGCGCACCGTCAGCTCGCGACGTCCGAGCATCTCGAGGATGTTCTGGATGTCCGTGTTGACGAACGCGCCGCCTGATGTGTCGGATGCGCCGGTGACGAGCGCCTTCACGCCCATCGGCGCCGACTGCACGCGAGCCTTCTCGTTGATGCGCCCGTCCGCGAACTGGCCCATCATCGACTTGTACTCGGCAGACTCGGCGAACATCTGGCCGATGCTCTTCAGCTTCGACGGCTGACGGAACGCGTCAGGCGTTGCCTTCTGTCCGGCGGGCTCGAGGCCGAGGTCGACGCCGATCTCCGAGAGCGCCGACTTCAGCGACTCGGTCGACTGTGTGCGCTCGAAGTCCTTCTTCGCCGCCTTGTAGTCGAGGAGCGCCGCAGTGGCCTTCTCGTTCTCTTCGGCGGTGAGGTCGCGAGCTTCGCGCTCCGCCAGCTCCGAGATGTCGCGCGCGATCTTCAGCGCTGCGCCCATCCGCTCCTTGATTGCTGCACTCATGTGCGTTATCCCCTTTCAGGACTTGATGGTTTCGAGCTCGCCGATTGCGAGGTCGAGTTGCAGACGCTTCGGGGCGGGCGGCGTGCGCGTGGGCTCCTCGACGGGCTTGACCCCAGCGGGCTCCTCGTTCGTCTTGGCCGGTTCGCTTCCGCTGGCCTTGCTGTCGTCTTCGGACTCGCCGACTGCGGCGAGCACGGTGTTCACCGCGGTGACTCCGGACTGGATCTGTTCCAGTGCGGAGCGCAGCGCGGTCTCGTTCTTCGCGGAGAGCACCCGGCCGGCCTTGAGCCCATGTTTCACCGCGAGGATCTCTGTCTCGGCGTTCGCGCCGAGCGGTACGACGGACACCTCGTAGAGGGTGAGGTCGAGCAGCTCGTTCACATCGACGCCATCGACGGTGCCTCGTCGCGAGGACTCGGTGTCGAAGGCGAACGACATCTGCGCGACGCGGCCGCCCTTGATGAGGCGGTACACCTGCGCGGCCTTCGGGTTCTCGAGGTCGAGGACACCCTCGACCCAGAGGCCGTGCTCGTCCTCTTTCGCTTCCTCGATGTGCCCGATGTTCGAGAAGGGGTCGTAGAAGTCATGCCCCCACAGCAGCGGCAGCTTCTCGTCCTTCTCGGCCCACTCGGCGAGTGTGCGCTCGAACGCGCCCTTGCGGACAACGTCGCCGTAGCTGTCGACGTTGTCGAACACGGACGCATATGCCTGGAAGGTTCCGTCGACGGTTTCGTCGCCGATCGCCTTGACCTTGACGGTGCAGATCTTCAGATCCATCGCGGACCCTCCTACTCGAATTTGATCTCGACGTCGCAGGAGCAACCGGCGACCTCGTCGACGTCTAGCGCCGAGCTGTCGCCCGGCCATTTGGCGCCGTTCGTGAACGTGGAATCGATGGGAACCGTCTGCCCGGCCATCGCGGCGTGCGACGCTCGGGGGTTGCTGGACGTGACAATCCATGTCTTCGTCGCGGGTCGGGTGCCACGCACCTGCTGTACGGCTTCGACTGAGGCGAATCCGGCGAGCGAGGTTGCGAGCGTGAGCCCACCTTGCTGCGCCCGCGCGGACTTCGCGACGCCGAAAACGTGCGCGACCGCGACCGGCGTATCCTCATCGCTCGCGATCGCCGCAGTGACGGCAGCCTCTGTGGCAGCGTTGATGCTCGATGCGTTCGCGGATGCGACCTTCCGCATCCACGCCATCGTCCGGTCGACGTCATACTCGTCAGGGTCGACGCCGAGACGCTCGAGCTGCTTCCTGGCGACAGCCGTCGTGATCGATGACGAGAGCGCCAACAGCGCCCCACCGAGTTCGCGATCCCATCGCTCGCCGTCCCACCAGTCCGCATCCTTCGCTCCCAGCGCCGAACGCACAGAGCGCTCCTGACGCTCGAAGAACTCCGCGAGCACCTGCGCCGACTTCCCCACCTGCGCAGCTGACGGCCGGGACTTGACCCGTACCATCCGCCCCTTGAGGTCGTCGACCGCTTCCTGGTCGACGTTTTCCGGCTCCTGCGGTCGCTGCACGGTGACGGGCAGCAGACCGAGGTGCTTGATCGGGTCCAGGCCGACAGCCACGAGAGCCTCTACCGGGTCGAACCCCGAGCGAATCAGCGTGGCCGCCGCGTTCACGAGAGTCTGAATCTCGTCCGCGGTGAGCACATCCGACGTTGTCGCTTCGAGCTCCGGCAGCACCCCGCCACCGGATCCGGCCGCCACCTGATCGGTGGGAGAAGCGAGACCACCGACGAGCACGTTCAGCGGCACGACAAGCTCGTCGCCGCCGTCGATGCGGGGCAGGTTGACCTTCGCGCGTGCCTCGTTCCGAGTGATGATCGGTGCCCCCACGGACGACTGCATCTGCGCCGCCTGCTCCTCGAACGAGCCGCGGAGCTTCTCCATCATGTTGAACTCGGCATAGAGGTCGTCGGCATCGTCGAAGTCGGGGAGGATCTGCAATGCGATCTCCTGCTGTACCTCCTGCAGAATCGGCCCGAGGGTGTCCTGGTAGAGCATCTTGTGCTGCTCCGTGATGTTCCCGAAGGTCGCGTGATCGAGGATTCCGACCATGGGCGGCGGGATGAAGTACGCAGCGGCCGCCTCCTCACGGGAGAGCTTGCGCGCCTCGATGTACTGCATGTCCTTCGCGGAATGGCCGGCGGCGACGAATGTCATACCGTCCTCGAGCACCGGGGTGCCGCCGCCCTCGGTCGCGGTCTGGCCCGCGTACTGCGCGCGCCATCCGGTGGCGAAGCGCTGCCGCGCGGGATCTGACCACTCGGGAGCGCCGGCCGGACGCTGGATGTAGCCGCCGACGCGGGCTCCGTTGCGCATCGCCTGCTCGCGCATCTGGCTGGCGGCGTACTCCTCAGAGAGGACACGACGCAGCGACTCGATCGGCGAGAGTCCGTAGCGCTCGTCTTCGGGGTTGTACCCGCGGAAATAGACGACATCCTTCGCCGACAGGGTGGTCTTGCCCCGGTTGCCCTTAACGACGAACTCCGTCGGGGCGAGCCAGTTGTCATCGTCCTTGATCGTCCACAGACGCGGTGGGATCCGCACCAGCATCGACCGACCGTCCTGCCACACCTTCACCCACAGCGCGCGGTCGTAGATGCCCCGGTCGGCGATGAGCGAGAAGATCAGGCGATAGCCGGTGGTGTACGGGTTCGGCTTGCGCATCATCTGTGCGAACGGGTGATCGGTCACTCGTTCGCGGTCGGAGTCGTCGAGGCGCCGGAATGTGTGGAGCGAGAGCTGCGCAACGTTGCGGGCGAGGAAGTCGACGACTGTTCGAACGGAAGGCTGCTGGCGGTAGATCGCGGAGTAGTCCTGCGACAGATCGTCGCTGATCTTCAGCGCGGTCGGCGCCTGATAGGTCGGCTTCTGAACAGCGAGGAGCTTGCCCTCGGAGACGGCGAAAACCATCGTGTGCCCTCCCCTACGGTGCCTGCACGAACAACACCTGCGCGCGGTCGATGACGGTGTCGCCATCGAGCGGCGCCGGTTCCGCGCCGGGTTCGAAGTACGTCGCGTTCTTCAGGACGATCAGATTCCCCGGGTCGCGGTACAGCACACCCGAGATCGACGATCCGTCGGTGAGGTTCACGATCACGGTTCGGAGCAGCAACACCTTTCGGAACGCACCCATGGCAGCACCTCTCATCAGACGACCATGAGGTCGTTGCTCTCGTACGCGGAGACGGCGTTGCTCTCCGATGGGTTCGTCAGCAGCAGGCCGACGGCGGCGATGAACGCCAGCAGTGGCGAGGCATCTGCCGGGGATGCCTTGCGGTCGATGACCCAGCCATCGCCGACGGGCTTGATCTGTGCGGTCGACGCGGCGACGTCGAGCACCGGCTGCGCGCCGTGCGAGATGCGGACGCGATCGCGAAACTCGTCTTCGGTCTCACCCTTTGGCGACTCGTCGGTCGCGGCCTTGCGGATCATGTCGTACACGGCGCCGTGCCATCCGGCGAGCTTGTCCTCGCCCCACGGTGTGACCTCGATGCCGGCGTCTTCGAATTCGCCCCACATCGACGAGATCGGTGCGCCGCGTCGCTGAAATGCGACGTGAGTCGGCGCGATCTTCCTCGCAGGAGAGAGCAGCCACGGCAGCACCCAGTCGGGGCCGGCGCGCTGCGCGACGATCTCGCCACGTATCCGACCTTCGGTGTCCCAGAACGCGAGCGCGATGTAGACCATCGTGCGGTCGTGCGACATGTCGATGCCGTAGCAGGCGGGCCGGTCCGGATCGCGGGCGACCTCACGCTCGACGCGGTCGTTCTTCGCGTCGAGCGTGGCCGCCCATGAGCCGGTCGGGAACGGCCCAGTTCCGAGCATGTTCACGAACTGGCACATAACCTCGGTGCGGAACACCCACTCGGGGTCCGTCGAAGCGGCGGCGGCGATCGAGCGCAGGTCGATCGTGTAGCCGAGCGAGGGGTTCGCCTCGGCCCAACCTTCGCGATCCCACACGCCGCGGCCGGGCGCCGATGACCACTCGAAGATGCCGAGCGAGTCGTCGACCTCGGTCGCCTGGTCCTGCGTGTCCCCGAGCTTGTCGAGGTCGTCCATACCGTCTTTGCCGTCGGGCCAGCCGAGCGCGCGGTGCGCGAGCGAGCGGAGGCGACGGAGGACGACAGATGCCATGTCGCCGGCGTTGGATGCGGCCCAGATCTGTGCAAGCTTGCGGGCCATCGTGGTCTTGGTGACCGCGCCCCACGCCTGCCAGTTCTGATGTTCACGCAGCTCGTCGAGCAGCACGAGGTCTCCGGAGAGACCGCGGCCGCCGCGACGCGATGCCGCCGCGACCTTGTACCGCTCGCCGGAGTCGAGGCGCAGCGCCTTCTTCCCATTGGTGCGGTCGACATGCTCGATGAGTTCAGCAAGCTCCGGGATGCCCTCGGCGATCTCGACCGCACCGGACCACTGCTCCTCGGCAATGTCGAGCGACTGCGCTGTGCCGATGACGAGCGGTGCCCCCTCGGCGTACATGCGCCACAGGGCGAGCACCTGCATCAGCGTCGACTTGCCGTTCTGGCGGGCGACGAGCAACAGGATGGTCTTGAAGCGGTAGGTGCCGTCGGGGTTCAGTTCGAGCGCGCGGATCAACAGCGCGCGTTGCCACGGCAGCAGTTCGATCTCGAGGATCTCCTCGGCGAACTCGATGCAGGCGAAGCCCTTCGACGTCTCCGGAGTGAGCTCGCGCAACGGCGCCGTGCAGATGCGCGGCTCGGTGCACCCGACTCGGCTACGGAACGACTCCGAGCGTGTCGGCCCACCGACGGCCTTCAGGTACGCGGCACCGGGGCCCTTTGTGGCACTACGCCGACTTGCCGCCGCGGAGCGCGTGGAGCTTGGCCTTCTTGCCACCTTCGCCCCCGTCCTTCACCCCGAGCGCCTTTCGGCCGGTCGGAGTGAGGCCGAGCTGATCGCAGTATTTGAGGTACGCCGAGATCGAGACGTTGTCGTTCTGCGGCACCGAGGGACGAGCGCCCTTCGTCTCCGCCGCGTCTTCGAGTGCCCAGTCGACGATCTGATCCCACGCGTCGATCTTCCGCGCGAGTGCGCGCAGCGCTTCGACCGCGCCGGCATCCATGTCGGTGAGAATCTTCGACGCCGCGTCGAGCGACTTCTCGGTCGCAGCGACCATGTTGACCGCGTCACGGGTCGTGACGATCGAGGGCAGCACGCCGTCGATCAGCTTCTCCCGCATCTCGGGCGTCAGCGACGAGGCCTCCATGATGCGGTCGGCCAGAACACCACGAGCAGCATCCGGTGAACGCGGTGTCACGATCGCGACAGGATCGATCTCGAGGTTCTTCGCCTCCATCAATCCCGACGCCTTGGTGCCAGCCATCACGATCACTCGCATCGGGGATACTCCTTTACCGCGCGCGACCCCCTCCTCACGGTGCGGGGGGAGAGAGATCACTGCCGGAGAAGTGGCCTCGGTCGTCAGTCTGTAGAGATTGCGACGCCCCTACCCGCGGTAACGAGAGGCATGTGGGTTTCGACGTACAGGGCCAGCGAGTTGCGTGCGATGTACGTGAAGGGTCTCGGCGTCTGCATTCTTCACGAGTCGCTGGTACGTGGGGTCATCAGCAAGGCGCGCATGAGTGGCTGTGTACTCTGTGTGTACACGAGCCTCGACGACCGACCGGATCGTGTCCATCAATCAGCCTTTGGTGCAGGCTGCTCCACGCGAGCGCCATCGGGTTCGAGTACCTGTGGCTTCGCTGCAGGCTTGCGTACAGGCTTGCGCGGGGCCTTCGGTGCGGCTGTCTCCGTGCTGGTGGCGGCCTGCTTGCGGTGCCAGGACGCGCCGTCCTTCGTCACCTCGTAGTGGCCGTTGCCGGCGTGCGTGGTGAACGTGGACTCGTTGACGTGGACCTCGACGGTCTTGCCCTTCAGGGGGCCGTCGGTGATCGCGATCTTGCGCATGCTGTCCATGGTTAGAACTCCTCGCTGGTCTCGCCCATCGTGGGCTTCGCTTCGCCGGCCTGCTTTGCCCGGTTGCATCGCGTGTGCGATGGCTGACAGTTCGTTGGATCGAGCAGCAGCTCAGGCTTCCCCATGGCGAGGCACCGCTTCCGGCTGATCTTGTGATCGAGCTCGAAGCTGTTCCGTGCGTTGCGAGGGCCGTCATACTCGATATCCGCCTGACCGCAGAGAGCGCACGGCGCGTTCCTCGCGCGCCACTCGGCCTTGAGCGCGGCGCGCAGGTCGCGATATGCGCGAGAGTGGATGACGTCCGACACGGCGCCTCCCTGGAAGACTGCGTCCCGCCGCCCATCACCGCTCGAGCATGCGCATCATGCGACCAGCCCGGGGCTGCTCACTCGACGTCTCCCGAACTCAGACGGGCAGCGTGAGGTCATGGCTAGCGGCGGTCGCTCTGCAGAGGGATGTGAGCGTGTGGTGGCGGGGCCACAGCTGAACGACGAAAGCCCCGCCAGATCGGCGAGGCTTCGGGTCATAGTTCAGGTGCAAGCACAGCTTAACACACCATCCGGACACGTTTGACATGTTTTTGTCTTCAAGCATGCAAGTCTCGCCCTCGACCTGCATCCGTAGGATCAGCAACATGGCAATCACTCCACTCCCCATCGGCGGGAAGCTGAGGTTCGCGGCTGGATCTCCCAACACCTTGCGTAGCGCGACCTGGATGGTTGTCGGAGGTACCAACGGACGCGATGTCTACGTGAGTATGCGCTCGTTGATGAACGAGTTGAAGTTCTCACTTCATGCGTCCGGCAACTGGCGAGTCGCGATGACGAGCGAGAGCGGCATCGCCGATAACTGGGTGTGGGAGGACTCGCCGTTCAGAAGCGCTGACGAAGACCCGCGGGTAGTCACTCGACTCGCCCCACCCCCAGAGGTGGATGGATGGAGACAGGCGCTGGATATCGTAGTCAGCGAACCGGGGCTTCAGCAGCCCTTCCCCGAGAAGCGCGTCAAGGGCGGGGCGATTAGCTGGTGGCGTCCGCCGTTCGACAATTGGGTCCGCACATTCGCAGTGTTGATCAGCCGACCCGGGCTCGAGTACAACCCGCGCAACTTTCCTTTCACAGATCCAGTGGTCGGAGTCATCAACCTCCCAGGACGATCCAGCGTCGTCGTCATAACGAAGCTCTTCTACCGACCTTGGACCGTTGAGAAAGTGCGCGAGGTGAGGAGGGATTTCGAGAACGCGGGCTGGCGTCAGGACGGAGCTGACAGCCCCCTGCTCTTCAAGTTGGGGACAGTCACCACGACCGTGTGGGACCTCGGCCTAGACCCCCTGCGTAGTGCATGACCTCTCGCTACGAGGCAGGATCCTTTTCCACACGAGAAGGCGTGAAACTCTCCGCGATGATGTCGTAAATCCCGTCCGCCAACTCTTCCTCGCTACCGCGAGTCTCACTGATCGCGTCGATGATGTTGGTGATGACGTTGTGAAGACCCATCTGATCTCCCCACTTGTCACGATCGAGGTCGACAAGCGCTCGGAGAACGTCATACTTCGTAGCCATCTCGGCTCCTCTCAGTGGATACCCCGAGCCTATCCGCCTCCCACCACCCAACCTCGACTTCTGCCGGGACCAATGGCTTGCACCTCATGAGTGACCCCCCATCTCACGTGTGACGTGCGCGCTCACGAGACTCGCGGCATGCAACTGGCTTCGGGCGTCTGGCGGTGACGGGGCGTACCCGCACGCGCACACCGGATCACCGCATGAGTCCGCGATGAGCACATGCTCTCCGTCCTGCACGAGGATGGTCTCGCCCGTTCCCGTGTGCGCGAACCGCATCATGGCTGTCTCCGAATCTCGTGTTTGGCGGCTGGGCCTTCCTGCTTCACTGGTACCCACGGGCCAGCCTTGCGACGGCGGACACCGTAGTTGCCGCTGTCGTTCGCTGTCACCTTCTCGGCGAACGCACGGTCCATCCAGGGAGCACCGACTGAGTTCACGTTTCCACTGATCTCGCTGTGAATGCCGTACTCCCATTCCGGTTCCTCGGCTACGACACCAGCACACAGGCACCAGCCCGTCGCGCTCATCTGCCAGGCATGAGCGGGGTGAGGCTTCGTGTTCGCACACGGCATCCCGATCTCAGGGACGACCGACGCCCGCACCTCGGCATCATGAGCAGCCAACCAGCGGTCGAACTCCTCTGGCGTGATCGGTGGCTGGAAGTCCGATGCTGCACGGCGCACGGTGTTCGTGGTTGGCGTGTACAGGGCGTACTCACTCATCGGTTCTCCGCCTCTCCCTGCTCGCGAGGCACCCACTGTCCCTCGGCGTTCATCACGAACCCGTCCTGAAATGCGATCCTGTCTTCAACGCTCATTGCGGTTCGGTTCCTCTCGGTTCTCTCCCGGGGTGGCGGGCTCGGCACGGCGCGCATACGAGGTCACGCGACCGAACAGCGCGCCGCACTCGCACCGTTTGCCGCCACCTGCCAGCGACCATGTGAAGACCTCGACAGCGCGCCCGCAGAACGGGCAATCGACCAGGGCCGACGTGCGCCCCATGCGCGGCGTGAAGGCGTACAACCCGCCATGCTCGCGCTCTTCGACGGTCGCCGCCTGCAGGCCTTCGTAGACCTCGGCGTATCGCAATGGCTTAGGCATCGGCGTTCTCTCCCTGCTCGGTGACGGCGCGCTCGTCACGAAGACGCTTGAGCCGACGAACTTCGAGGATCGCCGCCCCCGCTCGATCCCCGATAAACCCGGAAACGATGACTACGAAAGCCATGACCAAGATCTCCATCAGACGTTCCCCTTCTGCTCGGTGGTGGTTGCGCGGTGCTCGTAAGCGATCGGTGGTTCGGCCGCTATGACGAGCCAACGTCCGTCGGTGAGGCCGATAGTCGAGTCGTTCCTGCCATGTCCGCAGCATGACGCGATGGTGTGGATACCACCGGCGTTCAACGCGCCAACGATGGGCGCGATGCAGGGATCACACCAAACCGTCGGCCTGCCCGATTCATCCCGCTCGATCACGGTCATAGCGGCCTCCCGGCCCCCCGGCTCGTTCACGTGGTCACACATCGGTGTTCCCTCCCTCTTCGGTGGCGGCGAGAGCGGCACGCAGGGTGTTCGCCATACGCGCGCTCAGTTCGGTGTAGTCCGACATTGGCCTGGTCTTCCCGTCCGGGTCGTCGGGGGTGCCCCATGTGTCATGGATGTGCAGTGCCCGCCTCGCGTGAGGTATCCACGGATCGACCTGCGCGTCGGACGGCTCGCCCTGCGGCTCGAACGCTGCGTGCTCGGAACGACGGAAGCCGCCATCGACAGCAGCATCCCACCCGCGGAAGAACGCATTGGTCGCGATCTCCGGAGCGTTGTCGTAGTCCCGGAACCACAGCGCGCGATCCTCGCGGTAAGCGGCCTGCCGTGCGTCGAGGTGCGCGATGCGCAGCGCTTCCCGCTCGTCGTCGGTAGGGGTGTGCGCCTTGTCGGCGGCGCGCAGTTCACGAGCCAGTGCGCGGAGCTTGTCGAGCGCGGCCATCGGATGCTGGTGAATCTCGTCCGCCGTCATCGCCTCCGAAGCGTCGATCAGCTTCTCGTTGTCGCGCGGGTTAATTCCGTCAGAGTGAATAGTCACGGGTTAATTCCCAATCTGTGCATTCTTGCGGGGACGGCCGCGACGCGACCGCATCTTCTTTTCCGTGGCGAGCAGATCCGCCGTGCGCACGCGGCCCGCGAGTGGGGCGAGCTCACCCGCCTCGATCCACCGACGAATACGACGCTCAGCAGAGGCCAGCGCGGTCCCTTCGGCGCGGATCCGCTCGGCCGCCTCCGTCAACGTCAGCCAGGTCTTCATGCGGCCTCTCCCCTCTTGCGCGCCGCTACGGCCAGCACGTCCGCTTCGCGGTACCGGCCAAGGTGCGGCTCCAGGTCGCCGGCCTTCACCCAGCCGCGCACCGTTCCGGGCTCGCGGTGCACGAGGCGTGCAGCGTCGACGAGGGTCAACAGGGACGGGTCGTGCGGGCGGATCTCCGGCGGTGTCGGCTCAGCGAACACGGAAGCCCACAGGCCTCCGTCATCGTTCGAGTTCGCCTCCCACTCGCAGTCCGACGTCGTGCACCGATAGCGCGACGGGCGCCCGTTGCGGCCAGGCTGCACACGCACCGCCATCAGGTCACAGACCGGGCACGCCGCCTGTGCCCACCGGGGCGCGTCGTCGAGCGGCCAGCGCACCGCGGCGTCGGCGACCGTCCACACGTCCGGGGCGTCACGATGAACGACCATCACACCGTCGCAGAGCGCGTCCACCTGGTGCGAGTCGTTCGCCAGCACGTCGAGCTCGTCGAGGATCACGTCGACCGCGAGCTGCACCACGGCATGCGCAGCATCCGCCATCGCACCGGCCGGGAGGCCAGCACCGGGCCGGTCCTCCCCCGCGACGTGGTTCGCCCACATGTTCAACGTCGTGGTGATGTCGTTCGACGCGTCGATCAGGTCAGCGGCAACGGGCGCCGGGATCTCGATTGACGACGACTGCACACGGATCCGATCGAACGCCGCGGCCTTCGTCGGGTCAGCGATCGACCGCAGGTGACCGACGATGTCCGCAGCATCCTCGAGGTGCCGGCGCAGACGCCGATAGCAGCGCTCACAGATCAGCACCCCGTCACGGGCATCGACCTGAGCGCATCCCGCGCACGGGTTGTCGCCCTTGTAGTTCTCGCCGTGCCGGTCGCAGGTCGCGAAGTGCTCGCCGCGCCGGAGACATCCACGGATGCAGTAGCGGTCGCTCATCGCACACCCCGAGCTCGAAGAGCGGCGGCGTGCTTGCCGATTCGCTCGCGCCCCGCTCGCACCTCCTCGTCGATGTCGTGCCCACCCTTCGCGAGAGCGGCAGCGGTGCGGACCCGGTACTCGAGTTCGTCCTGCAACTTCTGCACCTGCGCGTCGGACGGTTCACCCTGCACCTCGGCTTCGAAGCCGCGGTGAACGACGGTCAACGGGGTGAGGATGGCGAGCGAGTTCGACCCCATGAGCTCCGTGTTCGCCGCGCGCACGACACTCGTCCAGCGGACGTCCTGCTTCTGCCAGGCATCCCCGTCCGAGTCGAGTACCACGGACCCCTCCGGGAGCCCGTCGAGCATCTTCATCGCAATCCCGTAGACCTCAGAACGGTGTGTCATCTCCCCATCTCCCTTCTGCCGGCGGCTCCGCCGCCCACTGATCCGACTGAGCCGCTGGCGCGGTCGTCGAGCCCTGGCCGTCTGTGCGAGCCGCAGCACGGGTGACCTGCGCAGTCGCGTAACGCAGACTCGGGCCGATCTCATCGACCTCCAGCTCGATCGCCGTGCGCTGGTTCCCCTCGCGGTCCTGATACGAGCGCTGACGCAGACGGCCCTGCGCAACGACGCGCATGCCCTTCGTCAGGCTGCCGGCGACGTGCTCGGCGAACTCCCGCCAGACCGACGCCCGAAGGAACAGCGCGTCGCCGTCCTTCCACTCGTTTGCTGCACGGTCGAAGTTGCGCGGTGTGCTCGCGATCGTGAAGTTCGCCACAGGGAGGCCGTTCTGCGTGTAGCGCAGTTCGGGGTCAGCAGTCAGGTTGCCGACGACGGTGATGACCGTTTCGCCCACCATCAGCTGGCCTCCCCGGCGGTCGTGATCGGCTCGATGCCCACACCCTCCTCGAAACTGATCGTCACAGGGACGGACGCGAGCACCTGGTCGTCGACGGTGCCGATGATCGCGTCCTCGATGCCCACGGCGCCGACCCACTCATAAGCCCAGCACGGGTGGCCCGACTCGGTCGCCTCCTCCGCGGTCCACGACTCTCGTCGGTCGGCATCCTTCGGACGACGACGGCACGGAGCATCCTCGGGTGCCGTGCATGTGAACCCGCGGTGCAACTCTCCGCCCTCGAGCTTCAACTCGACGTGGTGGTAGTTCTCGGTGGTGGTCATGATGCTGTCCTCCTCAATGCCGCGGCATGTGCCTCGGCGGCGATCTTGCGTGCGGTCTCCCGCGGGGTCTCATCGGCCTCCGCCATGAGGCGGACCCGGAACTGCTGGTCCTTCGTGAACCTTGTGACGGTCATCTCGATGAAGTCAGCGAGGGCATCAGAATGGGTCTCCACCCCACACCTCCTCGATTTCGTCGTGCTGGTCGTGCTCGTAGAACTCGGTGAGCCTGTCCTCGTAGACCCGGCGCTGCATCCACTCGTCGCGAAGGAGACGCCTGTCCCTGCAGGGCCCGCACTTCTTCGTCCCCGCGCCCCGAGGCATGTGTTCGTCGCAGAACATCGGCGGGGCATCCAGCACGGCCGGACGTTCGGGGCGCTCTGGCGCCGGCTCCCGGTCCTCCTGCACGGCGTCCCAGGCGGCGGCTCGCGCCGCGTCCTCCGCCCACACCCCGGCTCGCGCCCGCTCCCGCGCGCTCCCCCGCGCCCTCGCGCGCCCGCCCCCACCCATAGCCATGGAGGGTCCATGGAGAGCCGGCGGCGGCTCCGGCGTGCTGATCTTCGTACCGCGCAGGTCCACCTTCAGCGGGTGCAGCAGCAGGATCCACTCGACGGTCTCCCGCGATTCCGGATCCGGTGCGAGATACGTCGTCAGGAACCCCGACTCCGTCAGCACGACCAGGTGCTCGAACACCTCGTCCGGCGTCAGGTCCAGCGTCGGATACATCAGCGCTGAGATCATCGCCGGATTCAGTAGCCCCCGACCCAACGGGTCGAGGTTCAGCCACAGCCACATCGCCGACGGCTTCGCGACGTCCGGCACGTGAGCCAGCGTGTCGAAGTCGGCTGGGCTGATCATGCGTTGCTTGGTCGACATCGTTCCCTCTCGCGAAGCCCTCGATGCACCTGTCGAGAGCGAAATTCAGATCCTCCGGCTGCACGGTGAAGCACTCCGTGAAGCCCTTCCCGCCCGGGCCGAGCACGTCCTCGGCATCCGCCCAGGACTCGAACGCCTGCGGGAACCAGCGCCGCAGCACGCGCAGCGCCTCGCGCTCCCAGGACGCGTCCGTGCGCCGCTGGCACACGATCGGATACCAACCCCGGTCGAGCCACCGCTGCACCCGCGACCAGGCCCACGCGCGGCCAATCTTCAACGTCATCGACTCCGGGTGCCAGACCACGTACGTCATCGCGAACTCGGGCATCGCGCTCATCGGTCCAGCTCCTCGACCTCGGTAGTCATGGCCGCCTCGAAACCACTCACAAACGCCGTCGAGAATTCGATCAGGGTGTTGAGCGCGAAGCCGACTGCGGCACCGAAAGCTGCGAACGACTCGCGTGCTACGCGCGCTCGCTTCTCCGCCTCTTCGCGGTCCATCGCGTCGACGTCGACGCCGATACGGACCAGGGCGGCACGCGCACTCACGTTGATCTGCTCCTGAATGCGACGGTCAGCGTCTCGGATCTCCTGCTTGACGTTCATCGGGCACCTGCCTTCTTCTTGCGGGGCACGGGCTCGCCGCGCCACTCTTTGTGTGCGTCCGAGATCTTCGAGCACAGGCCGAACTTGTCGAGGTGGTTCACGGTCTGGCCGCAGAGTCGGCATGCCGGCTTGCCCTCGTGGACCATGTCGACGATGCGGAGACGCTCAAGCGTGACCTCGCGGTTCGCCGCCCAGTCCTTCTCCTCGACGTCTGCGGGCGCCGCGGCGAGCACGGCGCTCATGCGGCGTCCCGGAGGAGCTCGGCCTCGCGTTCGCGCTGCCACTGCCGCTCGAACTTCGCGAACGTCACCCGGGGGTGCGTCTCCCAGTGCTCGACGAGCTCCTCAGAGGCGTACGCGAGTGCGCGCCGCTCGTTCCCCATGAACAGGGAGAACGGGTCGATACCCTTCTCGCGGCCGCGGGCGTTGAGCATCGCACCGCGGGTAGCCTGCTCCGCGGCGACGAACTGCGCATAGAGCGTGTCGTCGTACTCGGCACGGCACTCCCGCCACGCGTTGAACGCTTCGCTGATGATGCTCACGAAACACCTCCGTGGACCGAGTGAGGGAACATGCTCGGCGACCCACACGTGCTGCAGTGCTTCCGCGTCTCCGGGTGCCGGCGTTCGCACCGCGCACAATCGATGATGCGGATGCCGGTCGGGGTCGTCTGAGGGGCGCTCATGCGATCGCCTCATGCCAGAGCAGCCACTCGGCGCCGTAGACGCCGCAGCCCATCTCCATCGCGACGGCCCGCGAGATCCGGATGCGGATCACGCCCTCGAACCGATACCAGGCCATCTCGAGCGGGTAGAACACCGGCACGCGCTCCGGGTGCGTCACCCAGCGGCGCACCTTCCACCCGAAGCGGAGCGCCTGCGCCTGCAGCACGCCCTCGCAGGCCGCGTTACACAACACACACAGCGACAGGCCATCGACGGGCGAGGGGACGTTCTTCGATCCGCCCATCCCGACCGCGCGGCGGTGCTGGAACGTAAGCACCATGACGCCGCACGCGGCGCAGCGGCGCTCGTCGCGCTGATAGACCGCGTTGCGGGTGCCCGTCGTCGGCGCGCTCATCGGGTCACCCCCGATAGAGTGCGGCCCATGGACTGCGACAAGTACCCCATCAGCTGCGAGCTCGAGCAGATTGCGCGCGCCATCAGCGACAGCGATGCAAGCACCTTCTGGCTTACACTGCTCGCCACGCTCGTCGGTGCGGTAGCTGCCGGGGCGACCAGCATCGCCTTGTACCGGCACGAATTGAAGACGCGGAACCGCGGCGAAATCGACGTCGCGGTCTCTGAGCTGATCCGCGAAGTGCAGAAGTACTCGCAGGAGTACACGCGGTTCGTCAAAGACCTCAGGTCGTGGCAGTTCGCAGAGGCGGATCGTCTCAGCGCGCTCCTCGGATCCGGACCAACAACACCAAGAGAGATGCCTGATTCGCCGGCGCGCGAGGGAATCGACACGGCGGTCGAGATGCTGGTCGTTCTCACCAACGGCGACGATCGACGCGTGGCCGAACGATGCCGCGAGGTGTTGTATGAGCTGAACTTCCTCAAGGACTTCGAGGCGCAGCGGGTCGAGTACGGATCTGTTCGTCGTGTGCTCGTCGCATGGCGAGCGCGAAAGCGCGACGCAGACGCGACGATCGCCAACCTCGAAACCATCGACGAGCGCCGCCGGATCATCGAGACCGGTAGCGACGATCCGATCCCCGACGCGCCAGAGCCGTACAAACGGGCCTCAGAGTAAGTGGATGCGTGAGTCATCGGTGCGCTCCGAACTGCGCGGCGATCGCGCGGTTGATGTTGAGCATCGAGTTGACCTTTGTGCGCAGGGCGCGCTCGGTGCCCTCGGCGTAGTGGTACTCGGCCTTGAGGTTGTGCCACGTCTCGAGTTCGGCCTGCGCGTCGGTGTCGGCCATCGCGCGGGCGAAGGTCGCGGGGACGTTGTTGCGTCCGTAGTGGGCGAGCTGGGTCTGCTTCTTCGCGATGTAGGCACGCTCGGCGTTGTAGCGGCGTCCGTTGATCTCGAGCATCACGTCGGGCAGCTTCTCCATCAGCCCGACCGTCTCGCGGATGAAGTACTCCATCTCGGTGGGGTTGGTGGGCTGGTAGTCGAGCAGCTGCGCGCCGGCCTTGATGGCGAAGGTCGCGGCTTCGGTCGTCATGACTTCGCCGGTGCTGGGGTTCGTGTACATCAGCGGCGTCCCTTCTTGCGGCGCGCGGCGCGGCGGTCGGCGCGGTTGTGCGGCGGCAGGTAGTCGCGCGGCGCGGGCCGCTCGACCGCCGGCGTCTGCACCGGCTCGGCGGTCGGCGCGGTGGTGTGGTCGAGCGCCCACGCGGACTCGACTATCGCCTTGCGGCGGGCGCGCAGCGCGCGGTGACGGGCGGTGCCGGCGGCGTTCGGAGTGAACGCACGCGCTGCGCGAGCGTCCGCCTCGACCTGGTCGATCTGCTCGACGGTCTCGGCTGCGGCGATCTCCGCGTTCCAGTCGCGCTCTACCGGAACGTCAGGCGTGAGCGTCGGCGACCCGGCAGGCAGGTCGCGCTCGTCGACCTCCTCCTCGATGCGGATGTCGCCGAGCAGGTCGCGGAACGTCTGCCGAAAGGCGACCATGCGCACGGTGCGGCCGAGGTGACGCATCGGCGAGCGATCCCACTTCCCCGCCCATCCCTCGGACGCGGCGGGGTACTGCTCGGCCCAACGAATCGTGACCTTCGTCGGGATCCGAACTTCTTTGCGGTACACCTCGACGCGCGCGAACTCCGGGTGCGCGATCAACACGCGGACGGGATTACCACTCAAGTCGAGTTCGAGCGTCGGCGCCCATGCTTCGATCCAGGTCTCGCCGTCGTCGGAGAACTCAACCGGGCCCGTGCCGTCCCAGAGGCCGGAGGCGTGGACGATGTGCTCGACCTCGCCGATGGTCTTCTTCTCGATGAGCTCAGTTGTCGACATTCTCGACCTCCTGGAATCGCAGCGACGTGCGCCGGGTCGTCTTCGGGTAGTGCTTCAGAGCGGAGGCCTCGATCAGTGCGAGTTCGACGCGCAGCTGCTCGGCGTGCGCGTGCACCTCGGGGGATGCGGACTTCCATGTGGCCTCGTCGATCGAGATCGACTCGGTCACGGACGACTGGAATCCGCCGCCTGCACCCATGCCGACCGCGCCGAAGCGCGCGGCGTGCGGGAGCTTCGCGATCGCCTTCTTCATCTCGTCGGCCGCCTTCTTCTCGGCGGCGGCGGCGATGTCGAGGCTGCGCTTGAGCGGTGCCCACCGGCTGAGGGCCGCGTTGACCTCCACGGGCAGGGCGTCGATGTCAGGGCATCCGGCGTCGCGCCACGCGATGAAGTCGTCAGCGCGCTCGACGAGGTAGGCGATCATCTCTTCGTCGCGCGGGACCGGGATCCACGTCGCTCCGCCGATGGGCGGCATATCGTCCTCGTCGCGGACCTCGAACCCGTAGAGCGCATAGTCGGCGCCGAGCACGTGGATCTGCCACTGCATCTGAGCCATGTGCTCGACCGGGATCGCGTCGGACTTCCAGCCGAACTCGTGCGACTTCACCTCGACGACGACGAGCGCGCCGTCCGGGTCGATGCCGATCGCGTCCGGGGTTGCACGGTGCAGGTCGTTCTCGACGGACGCCCAGAGCGCACCGTTCGGGGTGAGTGAGGTGAGGCGCTCGGCCGCTTCGTCGAGCAGCGCGGCCTCGCGGGCGTGACCGGCGTTCGTCGCTTTGTTGCCGCGGAAGGTCGAGCCATTCATCTTCTGTTCGACGATCGTGCGGCGAGCCTTGATGCCGGCGCGGGCGATCTTCCATGCGTCGGAGGCGGTGACGCCCTCGCCGCGCTCGAGCATCCAGACGGTGCGGGGTGCATCGTCAGGGACCACGATGCGGGCGGCGGTGATCGGCGGGGTCATGACTGGTCGTCCTTCTTCGGGATCGGGATGAGGAACGCGGCGACGAACACCGCGAGGCTGAGGAGGACGCCGAGGTCGGCGCCGTTGACGCCGGTCGTCGGGTCAGCCGCGGGCGGTCCGCAGATGGCGGCCGTGATGAGCGCGGCTACCACCGCGGCCATGCGTCCCGGAGACAACGGCCAGATGCTGCGGCGGTCGGTCGCGATCGGTCCGTCAATCACCGGCGCGGTGCGCTCGACGACGCTGAGGTGCATGTCGGCGGTCATCGGGGCGACGCCGTCCACCGGTTCGACGTTCTCGTCGGTATCCTGTGTCTGAGGCATGTGCTTGCCTTTCGTTTTCTGGTGGGGCGTCCGGTGCAACGGGCGCCCCGCTTTCGTGTGTGGGGTCAGTGAGGGATGGCGAGGGTGCCGTGCGCGCCGAGCCAGGCGGCGAGGCCGCCCCAGAGGCGTGCCTCGCCCTTCGGCGTGAGGCGGGTGGACACGGCAGTCTGAGTGCCGCGTGTGTTCGTGCCGAACGTCGTGCGGTGCGCCCGCGCCCACCCGGCCTCGATCGCCTGCGCGGTCGGCTGGTTGTGCCGCACGGACGCGCCGCGGATGATGATCGACAGGCGGCCCGCGTGGTCGAACACGTCCTGGTGGCGGACCTTCACGCCAGGGAACTTCTCGGCGCAGTGCGCCTTGAATTCGTTCGCGAGGTCGCCGATCGTGCGCAGGCCGTCGGCCTGCCGGAAGGTCTCAGCGTGCGCGGCGACCGGTTCGAGCTCGGCGACGCGAGTCTCGAGCACCTCGACCCGCCGGGCGGTGATCGCGAGCGCCTGGTGCACGATCTCGTCTTCGGTCAGCGCCGGCGCGTACGAACCCGTGCGGACCACCTGCGGGAGCACTTCCTCGAACGCCCACCGCTCGAACCGCTCCGCCGACGGGAGGCGGCTGCCCGCGATCATGCGCAGCAGATCCGGCTCGCCGATGACACGGGCGAGCTGCGCGCGCCCCATGCTGTCTTCGATGGGGTGGTGAACCGCCACCCCACGGCAGTGTTGCTTGATCGCGTTCGTCGTATCCGCATAGCCGAGCGCGGCCGCGACGTCACGCGCCACGAACCGCGGCATGCCATCGATCACAACGACGCGCACATCGGCGCCGTCGAACCCGAACACCTCGAGCGCGCTCACGGTGTCACCTCGCGCAGCGAACCTGCGACGACGAGCATCGGCACAGAGCCGAAGTTGTCGTACTCCCGGAACACGCGGTCCTGGTCTGGAGTGCTCGTCCGATCGCGAATGAAGGGCTCGACCTCCTGGTCGCGGGACGCGGTGAACTCGACGTCGCGATAGAAGCGCTCACCGTCCCGAGTGCCGGTCGTCGCTCCGACGTACCGCCGACCCTTAATCAGCGCGCTCATCGTCCGTTCCCCACCCCATCGAGGCGGTCGAGGCGACTGAGGTCCGACGCGGTCGGGGCATCCGTCCCCACGGTGCCCCGACCAGCGGAACCCGAATCCCCAGCGGGCAGACCGGCCCCCCAGCGGCCGGAATCGATGAGCAGCTGCGCGAGCCGCCAGACGACAAGACCGAGCACGCCCGCGGCGCTGAACAGATCCAGGTGGCCGCCGACGGTCCAGCCGAACGCGAGTGCAGCGACTGCCATCCCTGCCCACTTCACGGCTACGAGTGCGCGGATCACGATGCCACCGCCAGCACGTCACCGATCCGGTCGACTGCTCCCGCCGCGGCCCGAGCGTCGCGCTGAGCGAGATTCTCGAGGATGCGCGCCGCGATGTCGCCTGAGCGACGCCATGCGGCAGCGGAGGGCTCGGTGCGGGGCATGACGACAGCGGGGCTCACGATGCCACCGCCAGAGGTGCGAACGCGCTCGGCACGAACGCCGCGGGAGATACCCCAATGCACTCGGCAATGAGCAGCAGCTCGGTGAACGAGAACTCCGACTTGCCCGCCGCTTTGCGGTTCAGGGTCGGATACGGGATGCCCGTCTCATCCGAGACGGAGACCTTAGTGCGGCCCGCGGTCTTGATGGCGGACTCGACGATCGAACCGACTTCCGAGGCAACTGAATTGATCATGTGGTCAATCATCCTCATCACGTGATCAACCGTCAAGTTAACCAAGTTATCAATCTAGACAATTGGGTTGACTCCCGGCATACTTAGACCCGTGAACAACACACGAGAGCGCGGAGAGCTGTTCGGTCGATACGTCGGCCTCGAGTTGAAAGGGGCCATCGTGTCCCGGTCGCTGACCGCCAAAGCCGTCGCCGAACGGATCGGCCGAGCTGACGCCAACCTGAACCGGTGGCTCAACGGCAAGACCGAGATTCCGATCGCCGTCGTCTGCGAAGTCTGCGAAGTGCTCGACCTCGAACCGCGCACGATCGTCGAGCACGCCTACGACCGAATGATCGAAGAACTCGGCGAGCGCGACGCCCCGGCGAACGTGACGCAGCTCCGACCGCGCGATGTCCCCGCTCCCGTGCAGGATGAGCGAGCGGTCGCGAAGAAGAAGTCGCGCGACCCCGGAGGGGACGAGGGGGAGTTCTGAATGGACTCGAAGATTCTTGAGCTGTACGACGGGCTCGACTCGATCGGCGTGCGAGTCGATTTCTGTGATCTGCCAGCCGATCGTGACGGCGAGTACCTGCACGACGAGCGGCTGATCCGCATTCAGCACGACTTGCTGTTCCGACGCTACGTGAGCACGCTCGCGCACGAGGCTTGTCACGCTGCATTTGGAGACACGCCGTCGATGTTCGGCCCGCTCAACGCGAAGCAGGAGCGGCGGGCAGACGAATGGGCGGCAATGCGCCTGATCGACCCCCACGACTACCGCGTCGAAGAAGCGCGGCACGAGGGCCACATCGAAGCTATGGCGATCGCAATGCACGTCACCACGGACCTCGTCGACGCATTCCGCCGAGTGCTCGTCCGCATCGGCGAGGACGTCTACGTCGCGCCGAAGATGGGCGCCGGACAATGGGCGCACCGTATCGGGGTGGCATAGTGCCGAACGCCCGCGCCCGTCTCGCCGCGGCACCGTCGCGACGGCGCGGACTCGGGATGATCCGTGTCTCGCGCGAACGCGACGGCATGACCTCGCCCGAAGTGCAGCGTCATGCGATCGAGTCGTATGCCGGTTCGAACGGTATCGATATTGTTGACTGGGTCGAGGGCATCGACGAGACCGGTTCGCGTGCACGTTCGGCATGGTGGCCGCGGCTCGACCAGTCCATCGAGCGGCTCGAGACCGGCGAGTTCGAGGTCATCGTAGTCTGGAAGTTCTCGCGCACGGCGCGCCACCGCCTCCGGTGGGCGGTTGCCCTCGACCGAGTCGACGCACTCGGCGGCGGCCTACTCTCGGCAACCGAACCGATCGACGATCGCACCTCCCACGGCCGCCTCGCCCGCGGCATGGTCGGCGAGTTCAATGCCTATCAGGCCGACCTCATCGGAGACACCTGGCGCGAAGCGCACGCCCGGCGATTCCGAGAGGGCAAGCCGATCAACGGCAAGCCGCGATTCGGCTACGCGTACTCCCAGACTGATGGCTTCACCCCCGACCCGATCACCGGCGCAGTGCTCGCCGAGACCTATCGTCGCTACATCTCGGGCGAGAGCGTCTACGCCCTCGTCCGATGGCTGAACTCCGGGCCGACGCGCACCGTTGGCGGCTACGGCGGCAACGGCGATGGCCTGTGGTCGGAGCGCACCCTGCGGCGCGTGCTCGACTCCGGGTTCGCCGCAGGCATCATCACCTACCAGGGCGAACAGAAGCGCGGCATCCACGAGCAGCTCATCACCGACGAGGAGTGGAGCGCGTACCTCGAGGCTCGCGGCCGCCGTCGCGTGTACCGACGATCCGAGCGCTCGACCTACGCCTATTCCGGCATGGTCTGGTGCGCGTGTGGATCGAAGATGCATGGCGGCACTCACGGTCAGGACCGCGCACAGTCGTACCGGTGCAAGGACGGCAAGGAGAAGGGCACACATGACGGCGGCTACGTCGCTCAGTCGCTCATCGATGACGTCGTGCGCGAGTGGTTAGCCGAGCACGAGGCGCGGATCGGCGCCGAGGTCCGGGCTGGCATCGAACGACGTCCTCGACGTGTTGCGACGGACCCGACCGCCGACCTGAAGCGGCAGCTCGCGGATATCGCCAATCGGCAGGTAACTCTCGCTGAGCAGCGCCTCAGCATGGGCATGCCGCAAGCCGCGTACGAGACGCTACGGGACCGCTACGCCGCACAGGCGACTGCGCTCGAGCAAGAGCTCCGAACCACCGAAGTTCAGAAGTCTGCGCCGCTGCGGGTACTGCCCGTCCTCCTCGAGCGGTGGAGCGACCTCACCGTCGAAGAGCGCCGGGAGTACCTGCGCTCGCTCATCGCACGAATCGAGGTCACCCCCGGTCGACCGCACGCCCGCATCCAGATCGTGCCGCACGACTCCTGATTCTCCGCAGTGGGATCAGGACACAGTCACGAA